CACAGCACTTGAGATTTTGGAGAAGCAAAATGGCGGACAGCGTTGAAATTGCTTATGACAAGGCGGATCTACGTCGAGTCCTAGGTGCGTTCAAGGCAATGGACGCCGAAGCTACAGTCCAGGCAAAAGCCGCCTCTGGCGCTCTAGCAGAGTTCGCTCAAGATAAAATTGTCGGCACTGCCGTAGGTCGAGGCCGCGCAGCTGAAAAGATAGCTCGCGGATCACGAGTTTCTAAGTCGTCAAAGATAGGCGAGTTATCTTTTGGCTTTGCCGGTCAGAAGTTTTCCGGTGGCGGCACAACTCAACAGCTCTGGGGCGGCAACGAATTTGGATCTAACAAGTACAAACAGTTTCCAATCTGGTCAGGTTTAGGGGCAAAAGGTCGAGGATCTAACGGCTGGTTTATCTATCCAACCTTGCGCGCCATTCAGCCCGAAATCATTGCCAAGTGGGAAAATGCTTTTGACAAGATTCTTAAGGAGTTTTAATGGTGGCACAAAGTAGGACGCTCAAGCTATCCATACTTGCCGACGTCGATCAACTTAAAAAATCACTTAAAGATTCAAACTCTGCGGTTGAGGATTCAAGTAGCAAAATTGCAGATTTTAGCAAAAAGGCTGCCTTGGCTTTTGCGGCGGCCGGTGCTGCCGCTTTAGCATTTGCAGCTAGCGCAGTTAAAGCCGCGGTTGAGGACGAAGAGGCTCAATTAAAACTTGCCGAAACAATCAAAGCTACAACGTCAGCTACAGCCGCCCAAATTGCAGGCGTTGAGGATTACATTACAAAAACGTCTATTGCCGTTGGTGTCACCGATGACCAGTTGAGGCCAGCATTTGCACGGCTAGTAAGAAGCACAAAGGACACCGAGGAAGCACAAAGCCTTTTGAATCTTGCGCTAGATCTATCGGCTGCAACTTCAAAGCCGGTCGAGGCGGTGACAAATGCGCTGGCCAAAGCTTATGACGGCAACTACACAGCTCTTGGCAAACTTGGATTAGGTTTAGACGCAAATCTGCTTAAGTCAAAAGATAATGAAGCAATTATAAAATCGCTTGAACAGACTTACGGCAAATTTGCCGAAGGCGCTGCGGAAACAACGGCAAAGAAATTTGAACGAATTAAGATAGCTACCAGCGAAGCCAAAGAGGCAATCGGCGCAGCTCTCTTGCCAGTAGTGCAAAAGTTTGCCGATTATCTATTAATCACAGTTGTGCCAAATCTTGAATCATTTATTAATGGTTTGACAGGCAAAGGCAGTTTGACAGAAGCAACAGATAACGCAACTCGCAGTGCCTATAATTTTGGTCAACAAGTTAAAAGAGTTTTGACAACTGTTATAAATTTCAAAGAAGAACTTTTAGTAGTTTCAGGCGTAATTGCAGGCGTTTTTGTAGTTTCCAAAATATCCGCAGCCGTTACGGCAACAATTGCACTTATTAAAACTCTTATTGCGGCATATAACCTTTTGAAAGCTTCGGCAATTGTCACAGGAGTTGCAGCCGCATTTGCTCTTAATCCTTTGCTTGGTGTTGGCGCCGTTGGTTTAGCGGCCGCTGTCTTGGCCGGTGCAACAGCATTAGCAAATGGCAGCGATTTTGAAATGCCGTCAACTGGTTCAATTCCATTCCAATCAGGCTTTGCACCTGCGGCCGCCGGTGGCGGTGGCGGTGGCGGTGGCAATGGCGGTGTCGGTGCAACCGGCGGTAGTGGTACTGGGTCTATTCCTAGCGTTCCACGCACGTCAGTCAATGCCGGCATTGCCGCAGCTGTATCGGGAGCGGCTATGGCAACCGTTGATCGTGCTTCTATAGAATCACAATTTTTCCAACCGTCAGCCGCAGCTAATCGCGCAGCCGGCTTACAAGGCGCTTACATGGCCGGCATTAACGTAACAGTAAATGGCGCAATTGACGCAGAGGGCACTGCTCGCACTATTGTCAACACGCTAAATGACTCATTTTACAGAGGCACTGGCGGTGCGTCAGGTTTTAGGATAGAGAAATGACGCAGTGGGCTCCCGTATGGCGAGTCAAGATTTCAGGCGTGGACGTCACAGATTCCGTTCTGGCCAGTCTAAATATCACTTCCGGCCGGACAAATATCTATGAGCAGGCTCAAGCCGGATATTGCTCAATGACGCTGATTGTGTTTAATCAAGCGGCTATTGACTACGAGATAAACGATACGTTGTCAGTCGAAGTACAGGACACGTCGGCCGTCTATAAGCCTATCTTTGGCGGATCAATCGTGGACATAGCTGTAAGCGTGTCAGAGGTCGGCTCAAGCGCCTACACACAGGAAGTGACCATAACCGCCCTAGGCGCTTTGGCAAGGCTGCAAAAGGCTCTTACAGACGGCGTTTTGACACAGGATTTTGACGGCGACCAAATTGAGACAATATTGCGAGAGGTGCTATTTGCTCAATGGCAACAAGTACCGGCGGCCTTGACGTGGGCAAATTATGATCCGACAGTCACCTGGGCTAATGCTGAAAACACAGGCTTGGGCGAAATTGACACGCCTGGCAATTACGAACTGGCGCAGCGCGCTTCATCACGAACCGTTATTTATGACCTAGTGGCGGCGCTGGCCACATCTGGCCTTGGCTACATTTACGAGGACGCAAATGGCCTTATCGGCTATGCGGACTCAACACACAGAACAGTCTATTTGTCGGCCAACGGCTACACGGATCTAACGGCTAATCATGCGCTTGGTCGAGGCATAACAATTAAAACTAGGGCTGGCGACGTACGCAATAACATTACAATTCAATTTGGCATAAACAGTGGCAGCGAAGTCAGTGACAGCGACGCAGATTCAATTTACACTTATGGAGAACTGGCACAAATAATTACAACCACCATAAAACACCAGGCAGACGCCGAGGATCAGGCTGCCTTTTACCTTGAACTGCGAGCCTATCCACAGCCTAATTTTGAGCAAATTACCTATGCGTTGACAAATCCGGAGCTAGACAATGGTGATCGAGACAGTCTCATCAACGTATTTATGGGTCAGCCCATAGCCTTAAATAACTTGCCGCTCAATATGTCCGCCGGTACTTTTCAAGGCTTCGTTGAGGGCTTTACCTTTAGAGCTAGTTTTAATGAACTGTCGGTGACTTTGCTAATGTCGCCTTTGGCTTATTCGCTTCAGGCTATGCGCTGGAATGACGTGCCAGTCAATGAAACATGGGCGAGCGTGTCGCAAACGTTGACGTGGGAATATGCCACAATTGTGTCATAAAATGAAAGGTAAATAAATGGCTAATCCGACCACAAACTATAGCTGGCCAATGCCGACTTCTGCCGATTTAGTCACAGACCTACCGGCCGACTTTGCAGCATTTGGTCAGCCGGTTGATACCTCTTTGAAGGCCTTAAATCCTGAAACAACTTTAGGAGATATTGCTTATAGATCATCTACGTCAAATACAAACACTCGTTTAGGTATTGGATCTACTGGTCAAGTTTTAACAGTAGCCGCTGGCGTACCGTCATGGGCAACACCAGCCTCCGGTGGTGGCATGACTCTTTTGCAAACTCTTTCGCTTGCCGGAGTTGCAACAGTTACAAGTGCTTCAATAGCAAACACCTACAAAAATCTGCTTTTTGTTATTAAAGGCGTGTATTTTAGTACAACAACCAATGCGGATTTAGGCATGAGATTTAACAGCGACACAGGAAACAATTACACATATCGAGGATTCTTTCAACAAGCTGGAACAGCACAGGGAGATGAGCAAACAAATGGCGCACAATTGGCACTTATGACAGCAAACAATTTGACAGGAAGTGCATCGGGAAATGCCATTGTAGATGTAATGAGATACACAGATACAAGCGGCGTTTTGGCGAGCTTGCAAACGTACGGAAATACTGGCGGAACAACTTATCGCGCAGCAAATCGATTAGCTTACTACAATGGAGCAAGCGCAATTTCTACAGTTACTTTTTTCTACATTCAAGGTGGCGGAAACTGGGCTGACGGAACAATCTACGTTTATGGAGTGAGCTAATGACAAAAAACACAACATCAAAGGTTAGGGAATATCAGGCAGACGGTTCATTTACTGATCGTGATATGACCGAAACTGAAATTGCCCAAGCGGCGCTTGACGCTCAAGCAGCTGTCGATTTGCAAGCAATACAAGAAGCAAGAATCGCTGCTCAATTATCGGCCGTAGCAAAGCTTGAAGCAATCGGATTAACGTCAGATGAAATTGCGGCTTTACGCGCATGACCTATCCGCAAGGCACAGCCGCAGCACTTATCGCAGCTGCACTTGCAGAGGTTGGCACTATAGAGACAGGCGATAACCTTACAAAGTACGGCAAATTTACAAAGGCCGACGGCCTGCCATGGTGCGGTTCTTTTGTAAACTGGTGCGCAAATGAGGCTGGCGTCAAAATTCCTAGCATGGTCAGCACAGCTGCCGGTGCAAATAAAATCAAGGATCTTGGACGCTGGAAAGAGCTGCCAAAACTAGGCGACCTTTGCTTCATGGACTTTCCGCATGACGGAGTTGATCGAATCAGCCACATCGGCATTGTGGCCAAGATAGGTGCAAAGAGCGTGTTGTGTATTGAAGGTAATACGTCAGGCAATGGCGACCAACGCAACGGCGGCATGGTCATGATAAAGCAGCGATTTCTAGGCAAAGAAATAGTTGGTTTTGGTCGTCCAAAGTACGTCGAGTATGCCGGAGACTTTCCTATAGTAGAGCTGCCGAAGGTAGCTACCAAGGAGAAAAAATGATGAACAAATGCAAGCCAATGCTCGCCAGTTATGCCAGGTCATTTCTTGCCGCCAGTCTTGCGGTTGTCATGGCCGGAGTAACAGATCCAAAAGCCATTTTTGCAGCTGGCGCTGCCGCAGTTTTGCCGGTATTGATTAGGTGGCTCAATCCAAATGACGCACTAGGAAAAGGAAAATAACATGGGGCCAGTAACCTTAAACGTACATAACCAAACAAAATACGATCTGAAAATACAAGCGTCAAATGGCGCTACAGCCGGCGCGGTCGCCGGTGCTAGCACTAGCCTGGGCTTTGGGCCTGGCGACACAAATATCACTTGCGCAATGCGCTGGTATCAGGACGGCATTTGCATTCTGCAAGGATCTGTTGCCTGGTCAGCTGGTGGATCTGGGGCAGATGACGGCTGGACAACTAGCAACATTATCTGCATGAGTGGATCCATGAACGGCGAAGGCTTCTCTGGTTGCAATGAAGGCTGGGTCGAAATGCAGCCTTACAACCTTATGGCCAATGGTGGAGATGTAGAAGTTACCTACACAAACGCCTAAGACACGCCCAAAATCACGCCTGATTCTTGATTTTGTCAGACGTTGCCGTCATGCTTTTAACAGCGACACCAACAAGGTCGCTACGGGAGCAATATGTACAGCATGGGCGAAGTATTTATGTTTAGCCTAATAGGAGTAATCCTAGGCTTTACGAGTGGTTACACAGTAGGACTAAGAGAAGGCAATCGAGTCGGCTATGTCCGCGGCAAGATTTCAGCTAGCAAGCGAGTGAACCGATCATGAGTTTCCTGGACAATTACGAAGGAGTGGCCGAGCGAATCAAACGCTTCTGGGCTACCTATCCAAACGGCAAGATTCACACTTCAATCATTGACGTTGACATCAAGGCCGGCTATGTCCTAATCGAGTGCAGGATCTATAAAAAGTACGAGGACGAGCAGCCAGCCGGTATTGACTACGCTTTTGGCAACGTGGCCACCTATAACGTCAACATGAAAAAGTGGTTCGTAGAGGACACAGTCACGTCCGCAATCGGACGCTGCGCCGGTTTAGTGCTAGGAACAGACAACCGGCCAACTTTAGAAAACATGCACCAAGTCGAAAACATTGACACGCAAATAGTACGCAATACGTCCGACGAGGTAGATCTATGGGCTTCGCCAATCTACGAAAATCTAGTGCCAGCAGGTGCGGCAATCGAGGAGATTAAATCGCAGTTAGGCGGCGTCCAGGTCGCAGCTGCGCCAATATGTCCTCACGGTCACATGATTTGGCGAGCAGGCGAGAAGGCTGGCAAAGCCTGGGGCGGCTACATGTGCCTAGAAAAAAGCAAGCCTAAGCAATGTCCGCCGCGTTGGTATGTACTTGCGTCAGACGGCCAGTGGAAGCCACAGGTCTAGCCATGGGCGACTTTGAAATGATTAACCTAAGCACAGGCGACCGGTTGCGCATTGACAAGGACGGAACAGAGCTGCGAGACGAGGTCAGTCCGCCGGAAATTGAGTGGTGCGATAGAGGCCAACACTTTGCAGCCAAATTAGGCGGACGTGATGAAGGCGGCATTTTGTGGGTCTGCCTGGAATGTGGCCGCAAGTGATTCGAATGACAATAAGCGAAGCTGATGAGTGGGCAATCCACAATCGAGCGTCGCAAGTCATCTTTGCAACAGATGAGCTAAGTACAGTGCCCAGATACAACACTAAGTTAAATAACTACGAAAGAGTTACAGAGTACGCAGAATCTCTGGGCGCTGAAATGGTTGTGGCGCGCTACTTTGGCCTTGATTATGACGTCAATGTATCCAATGGCAAACGCAACGCAGACGTTGGTAAAGGCCTGGAAGTTAAGTGGACAAGCTACACAAACGGATCTCTAATAATCTATCCAAATGACAGATTTGAGGACGTGGCAGTGCTGGTAGTAGGTCGATCACCAGAGTATTTTGTGGTCGGTTGGCTGCCGGTACAAATGGCTATGCAAAAGCATTTCAAGAATAGTCAACAGGATAGCTGGTGGGTCGGACAAGCTAGCCTGAATCCAATCGGTGACTTAATTAGGAGTAACTATGCGGCAACTCATATTTGACTGTTCTGTATGTGCCAAGATTTACGGCGACGGGCGAAAACTGCACCTACTTACAAAAGGCGCAGAATTGACGGTGCATGAGTGGTTTAGCCAATGTTCAGGTTGTGGCACATTTGGCGTCAAGGTGGTTGATGAGACACTGGTAACTGGCCTTGATAGTATTTGATTTCTTTGCTGGTACAGGATCAGGAACACAAGCATTTGAGGATAATGGTCATACTGTTATCAAAGTCGAACTTGATGAGCACTTTGAAGCGCATGAACGAGATATTTTGTCATTAAATGCTGCATATTTACTAGAAAAATATGGCCAGCCAGACTTTATATGGGCTAGTCCACCATGTCAGAAATTTAGCGTTGCAAGCCTATGGAAGTATTGGGAAGGAACTAGGGGCAACACAAGGCCAAAACATCCAGCCGTTTATGAAGCGTTGGCGTTAGTCGAACACACAATTAAATTAATGCAAAGTCTCAATCCTACTTATGGTTGGATTATGGAAAATCCTAGGGGCATGCTCCGAAGTCAAAACGTTGTCAAGGACTTAAGGCGTTGGACTGTTACCTATTGCCAATATGGTGACACAAGAATGAAACCCACTGATTTATGGGGCACAATTGAATGGAATTCTAGGGCCATGTGTGGCCCTGGCTATAAATGCCATGAATCAAGTCCAGCTGGCACAAATGCCAGTGGTACAGGGAAATTAAGAAATGCTCGGCTTAGATCTATGATTCCTTATGAACTCTCATTAGAGATATTAAATGACATTAAATAGTTATCAACAGGAGTTATCCACAGGAGTTATCCACAGGCACTATAAACCTGTGGACGACACGGCAAAGCCACGCTCAAGTTATCCACAACTGGTCAGTAACTTGACATGCCGGTGTACGCTGAAGCATACAAATCGAGGGAGTTTTAATGATCTCGAAACAGAATGATTCTTACTCTTTCAGGATAGTTAAAAGAGATATAAAAAAAACGGTGCTGTTATCAGTAATCCTAAGCGCAGGAATAGGCCATAGCTCTGCTTACGGCGTAGATTATCGTGACGCTCTCAAGCTCTATGCACATAGTCAAATCATCAATGACAGCCAATATCAATGCTTTTACAAGCTAATCACTAAGGAAAGCAATTGGCGAGTTGACGCAAAGAATGGATCTCACTACGGCATAGGACAAATGCGTAACATTAAGTACAAGAACCTAGACGGCTTTACTCAAGTGGACTGGTCTAAGCGATACATCAAAGGCAGATACGGATCTATGTGCAATGCTTGGCACTTCTATCTTAAGAAGGGCTATCACTAATGGCAAGCATGAGTGCAAGGGCTACAGGCGGTAACACTAGGGCTTGGCGCAAGATACGTGAACGGATACTGATACGTGACGCCTACTGTTGCCAATACTGCGGTGAGGAAAATGTCACAACAGTAGATCACGTGCTACCGATAAGCCGAGGTGGTACAGACGAGCCGGATAACCTTGTAGCTGCGTGTTCTCGTTGCAATTATCAGAAAAAGGACAAGGTAGGCCAGTTTTTTGGACAGCCTAGGACACCTCTGACTCTTCTTCTTCTCTCC